TCAGCGGATGCCTCCAACTCCTCGGGGGTGGCGCCGCTGATGCGGTGCGCGGGCACGCTTTTCTTCGACGCGATCTGGGACCGGACGGTGTTGAACCGCTCGGTTTCCAGCTCTTTCTCCAGGGCGTTGATCCGTTCGAGGGCTTTCTCGGTTTCGGATTTCGCGGCCTGCTGAATTTCGTCGAACTGTGAGGCTTTGGCTTTCAGATCGCTGTAGTCGGCGTACTTGGCGCGTTCCCGGGCGATCCTGGCGCTGACCCGCTTGTCGAATTCCTCCTGCGACGTGATGGGGTCGAAATCGACCTCAACATCGTTGTCAGAAATGTCCTCGCTCATAGGGATTCTCCGTATTTTCTGTAAGCCCCGTCGGGCTTGCCGTGATGTTGATTAACGCCCCCGTCGGGGCGACCACCCATTGACCGCTGGGTGTCAGCGTGAAGCGTTGACGCGCATCTGGTTGACGATGGCGTTGAGGTCACCGCCGGCTTCGGCTCGGGCGGTGTTGTATTCGTCTATCCAGCCGGTCATGTAGTCCGGTGGGGTGTAGTCGTCGCCGTCGCGAACCGGGACGGCCATGCAGTGGCAGTTGTCGTGGCCGGCGACGGCGTTCTCGGCTGAGGAGTACACCGCTTCGCGGGTGGCCAGCACCCGGCACCACGGGCAGGCGTTCGCGGAGGCGTAGCGGGCCCAGCGGACCCCTTCGCGTTGGGCGTTGCTGACGACGGTTTGGCGGGACTGGGTGAAGATGTGCCGTTCGGTGGAGCCGATCGTCGCTGTCAGCGGGTCGGTTTGGGTGAACGCCCACCGCACCGACGACGACAACACATCCGGTTCGGGAATCGGGGCCGGTTCAGCGGCGAACGCCGCGCCAGGGTTCAACCCGAAATACCATTCGGCGGTCAACGCCGCCGACGCCCCCAAAAACGGGTCCACCAACCCCGGATACGCCTCAACCAAGGTGGGGATGTCGGTGTCATCCCAGATGCGGCGCAACGACACCGCCGCCAACACCCCCAGTTGGGTCAGCAACCCTTGAAGGTTGGCGACCTCAGTTGGTGACGGCACCGTTGTTCATCGCCGGGGTGTTGGGCAACTGCTGGCGCAACACATCAACAAGCATGTTGGCTTGGTTGCGGCGCAACGCGTCCTTGATCGCCTGGGCTTTCTGCTGAGTCACCCCGGGCACGATCTCAATCAACTCGTCAATCGGCACACCGGACTGCGCCAGTTTGGTGATGCCGTCCACGATCGCCCCGAACGCGCGGGCTTCGGTGTCACGCCACTGCACCTCCGACGACGTGTCCGCCGCGGTCGCCCGATCGCCCTCGATCTCGGCGGCCAGGCGGAACACCTGCTCCCACGATTCGCCGAAGCTGTCCCGTTTGGATTGCAGCTTGCGCTGCTGGTTGGCTTCCGATGCGGCCAACGCTTCCGCGGACAGGTTCACCATCTTCCCCGTCACCTGCGCGGGTGAGATTTGGGCCGCCATCGCGATGTGGTTCATGATCTCTTCAAGAACCGAGTTGTACTGCTCCAGCGCGGCCGGCGGGAACGAGTTCACCGACACGTCGGGATCCTCAAACGCCCACACCCGCCTCGCCGAGGCCCGCAACACATCCGCGGCGGCCCCCGACCAGCCGGTGATCACTTTCTGCGGGTGCGCCCCGAACCTCGATGCCAGCATCCGGTCGAAGTTCACCGAGTTCAACGCCCGCTGCATCCGAATCAGCGGGGCGATCTCCCCGACGATCATGTCGTCGGCGTCTCTGGCGTTGATGAACCGCACCACCGGGCACACGTTGGCGCCGTGCGGGATCGGGTCACCGATCTGGGCGATGTTCAACGACCGCAGAATCCCTGTCCGGTACTGGTCGAACGTGGTGGTGGGAATCTCCCCCATGTCGATGGGGTAAATGTATTCGTCGTCGTACAGGACGGCTTTCCAGCGGGGGTTGGCGTCGGTGGAATCCAGCCACTGCTCGAACGCGTACTGCGGCCACAAATCGACCTGCGGATCCTCATACACCGCCAACAGTTGCCGTGGGGACCGGGTTTTCCACACCGAGCCGTCCGGGCCGTCCACCACGATCACATACGACGCCCCGTAGGTGATGGCGGGGCGGTGAACCTCGGCCTGGCGGGCGTCCATGCGGTTGCGCTGCCAAATCTGCCACGCCGGCCCGTTCTCCCGCGCCAACGCGTTGCGGTAGCCGACCACCGACAGGTTCTGGGTGAACGAGTCCCGCACCAAACCCAGCACGTTCTTCACGCTCAGCCGGGCTAAGTCTTTCACCTCGGCTTCGGCGCCCTCGGGAACCTCCGGGATGCCCTTCTCGCCGATCACATAGCCGTAGATGTCGTCCAGATAGGTGCGCTCATCCAAATGGAGCAGCCACATATCGGCGATGATGCGGCGCACGCCGTCGTCATCCAACACCGCGCACCTCCCTTACACGAAGCATGCTTTTCCTGTTCTCGCTCGGGGCTTTTCAGCGATCTCCGAGCTTGTCAACCCCCACAGCGCCAAGGTGGCTGCCGTCACCGCGGTGATGTCGGATTCGCTGTCCTTGCGGGACCAGCCGAACCCGGAATCGCCGATCTTGCGTTTCCTGGCCGCCCCCAACGCCGAATTCAGCAACGGCTGATCCAAATGGGCGAGCTGGCCGTCCATCACCGCGTCATAAAAACCGCCGAACGCCGCAGCCATCTGCCGCGCCGACGTGACCGTGACCGTCAACCCGCGCTGCCGCAACGGATCCACCAAACTGAACGCCGCCGACGCCCCATCAACCACGACAGCCCGAACATCGTGACGTTCCACCATGTCCACAAACCGTTGCACACCCCAATCGGGTTCGCCGCGGCGGGATTCCACCACATCCACATACGGGATCCCTTCAGCGGTCCACGACGCCGAAGCGATAGTCGCCGTCGAACGATCCGGGGACACATCCAACGCGATCGCCACATCCCGGCCCGCGTCCACCAGATTCGGGCGGGCCAACACCTGCCACGAATCCGCCGAAATCACCCTCTGCGAGCCGGCCGAATCCCACATGCCCAACCGTTCCCGGGCGAAACCCTCATCAGAGAAGCGGGCCCGTTCACCGAACACCACATCCCACTGCAACCGGCCACCCAAACTCGGGTTCGCCGACGCCGCCGACAACGGGTCATCCAAATCCACCGCACCATCACACGACCACTCATGCCAGGCCAACCTCGAGGACTTCCCCGACAGGGCATCATCGCGGGTGCGGGTGAACACCTCACCGTTAGCCGACGGACCCGGCGGGGTGCCGGCGAAAATCCACTGCGGATTGCCCAACGGCGCCGCCGACGTGGTCGGCATCAACGCCTCCAACGCGTCGTCGGACAGCTCCTGGGCCTCATCACACACCAACACATCCACGGTGAAACCACGACCCGACCCTTTGGATCGGGCCACGAACTCCACCGACCCGCCGTTGGTCAACACAATGGCCTCTTGACCGTTGGTGCGGCGAATGTCCTTCACCAGCTCGGCCAGCTCCGGCCACTTGCGCTCGTTGTCGAAGAACGACGCCAACCGCAGAAACGCTTTCCGCGCTGTTTTCACCTCGTGGGCGGTGTGCAGAAACTTCTCCCCCAACTGCACCATCCCGAACAACTCGCGCATCTCAATGACCGCGTTCTTGCCGTTCTGCCGCGGAACCGCCAACCCGCACGTCAACGACGCATACTTGCCGCCCCGCGCCGACCGGGCCAGCCAGTCATCCAACACCAGCCGCTGCCAGTCATCGGGAGCCAACCCGTAAGCAGCCGACAGGAACGCGGCGTCATCGCCGTCATCCCTGGATCGGCCCTTAGGCGCGACGTGAACCCTCGGCCTTTGAACGCCGCGCGGCAAGTTCATCTAACGCGGTGCCCTTCCTCTGAACCGGGCTCAGATCATCCAACTCGCGCACCACATCAGCCAACTGTTTGGTGATCGGGGCGATGTCTTTGGGCGGGCCGTCGAAGTCGTTGATCAACCCCGACAGGTAATCGCGGAGCGCATGCAGCGCCGACACCCGATCCGAACCCGGATCGAAAGGCACAGCTACTACTTCTTCTTCGACCCGGTGCGGGTCTTGGTCTTGCTGGTTTTCGGGCCGTAGCCCTTACCTTTCGGCATCCTGACCTCCACGTTCGATGTCTACCCGGCCCGGATTTGCAGGTCGGGGGGATATTCGCCGCAATGCCCTGGGTGCGGCAACCGTGCGGCGGCGGGGGTG